ATCACAACCCACGGTCTTAGGCACTCAACACTGTCCGCACAAATGCCTTCGGAGAGCAGTTCCATTGTGTCAAACGCAACAAATGGAATCGAACCTCCTAGAGACTACTTGTCCGTTAAAAAATCAAAGAAAGGACCCCTTAAGCAAATTGTTCCTGGGTTTCCCCACTTAAAGAGTAAGTACACATTGCTATGGGATATGGAATCCAATGAGGGTTACATAAAGATCGTAGCAGTAATGCAGAAGTTCTTTGATCAAGCGATCAGTGGTAACTGGTCGTATAATCCAGAGAACTATCCTGATAACGAAGTCCCTATGCAAGTAATGGCTATGGACTGGTTAACCACATATAGATATGGATGGAAGACTTCTTATTATCAAAACACATATGATGCTAAGAAGGACGTTGATGAACCTGCACATCCAATAGGATGGAAGGATAACATTTCAGAAGGAGAGCAATCTCTTGATGAACTAATTAATGAACTCGCTACTGTGGAGGATGACTGTGAGTCCTGCAAAATCTGATGTCCAAGGTGTGACTGTATTCAATCGTGACATTCACGACAATACTAAACAACCAATGTTTTTTGGTAAACCTTTGGGTGTACAGAGGTACGATGAGTACAAGTACCCTGTATTTGATAAGTTAACAACACAAATGTTAGGTTATTTCTGGAGACCTGAAGAGGTTTCATTACAGAAAGACAGAGCAGACTATACTCAATTAACTTCAGCACAAAAACATATATTTACAAGCAATTTAAAGTACCAGATACTACTTGACTCAGTACAAGGACGTGCACCTGGTATGGCATTCTTACCTTACGTAGCACTACCTGAACTGGAAGGTGCTATGAATGTATGGCAGTTTATGGAGACTATCCATAGCAGATCATACACTTATATTATTAAGAACGTATACCCAGATCCAACAGAGGTCTTCGATACTATTCTTGAAGATGAAAGGATTATGTCACGTGCAGAGTCAGTCACTAGAGCATATGATGAGTTCATTCGACTTGCAAGTGAGTGGGGTCAGAGTAATAACTGGAGAGATGATTGGCGAGATCATATCAATTCACAATGGTCTATGAAAGATCTAAAACGTGCATTGTATCGTGCAATTATGAATGTTAATATCCTTGAGGGTATTAGATTCTACGTATCATTTGCTTGTAGCTTTGCCTTCGGTGAACTAAAGTTTATGGAAGGAAGTGCAAAGATCATTAGTTTAATTTCACGAGATGAGTCACAGCATCTTGTACTCACACAACAGATCCTAAAGTATTGGGATCAAGGTGATGATCCTGTGATGAATGAGATTATTGCAGAGGAAAAGGATAACGTAATCAATATGTTTAAGAACGCAGTCGAAGAGGAGAAGGAGTGGGCAGAGTATCTCTTTAAAGATGGTACTATGATTGGTCTTAATGCTAGACTGCTAGAGAAATATGTTGAGTGGATTGCTAACAAACGTATGAAAGCAGTAGGTATCGCACCTATCTACGATATACCTGCACGTAACAATCCATTACCTTGGACAGAGCATTGGTTGAACTCTAAAGGTCAACAGAATGCACCACAGGAAACAGAGATTGAATCTTATGTTGTCGGTGGCATCAAACAAGACGTTAAGAAGGACACCTTCTCAGGATTTAAGTTATGATTTTTTGGATTGGATTCTTCGTTATGTTTTTTAACGAAGGTTTTGTTATGATGAGACACGTGTCACCTTGGTTTGCAAGACGTAGACAAGGTTTCATTGATAAATTTGGTGAGAATATATGGTATAGGTTCCACGGTACATTAGATTATGTTTGGATGGGACTAGTCACACTAGGATTAATAGTTAATTCTCATAGAGTACTACACATAATGGTGTTACTAACATTCTGGACTTTATCTTGGTTGATCTTTTACCTACCTAGATGGATAAAGAGATGATGTACTTAGGTGCTTATGACAATATGTACTTAGGTGAGGTTCCTAAGTCTATTAGTGAACCAGTCAAGGCAAGGTTACTACACAACCCTTATTGGCCTTGGTTTTTGCAAACAGAAACCACGTCATACGATAAGGAGTTTAGTACCTCTATACCTGATGAATTATCAAGTGAGAACCCACAGTTTATGCACACTGTACTCAATACATTAGGTGAGATAGTATCACCCGATGGATATGAGAAAGTATGTGAACCAGTATGGAAGTGGATAGTATCCAACACAAAGATGCCTGAGTTCTCAGACTTCAGAAGAATAAAAATTAATCTTGCACCTAAAAGAGAATCTAATACCCTCTACCATACTCCTCACGTTGACTTTGATCAACCACACTGGACTATCATTTACTATGTGAATGACTCTGATGGTCCAACATTCTTCTTCAAACAAAGGTACGATGGTACCAAACAAAAATTACAAATAGAACAGAAAGTTGAACCTAGACAGGGTAGGTTCGTTTTGTTTGATGGATTGCAGTATCACACAAGTAGCAATCCGCAATACAATGATATGAGATGCGTAATCAATTTCAATTACACCTCAAGTTCCTCCGACAACTTAAACAAGAGCTTAGACGTGAACCCAGAGAACCATTGACCCCAGACTTTTATAAGAAGATGCATAAGTTAAAACCAAAAGGTTCAAGACGATACAAAAAGTAGTTTTAGCTACAAAAGTTGCTAAATAGTTGTGCATATGCTAACATATGCATACGTTCGCCCTTCGGGGTGCAAGTAGGTCACGGAACGGAGCGTTCATCCTGATGATTCCTATTCTATTAGCCACTTCTATATCTTGTTCTGATGCTAATGTTCTTATCGATAAGATAAAAACATTTAATGTTGAGGAAGAAGTACGTGCTGAAATGATTCAGGTCGTAAAGGAAGAGGTAGACTGGTGTAATTGGGACGCAAATGTCTGAAGGAACGGGGCTAAAAATCCTACTACTTTGGAGTAAAACAATGGCAAAAGTCATCTACCGTGGTGTCGAATACGACACTGAAGAGTACAACGCTAAAGTTCTCTCAGAGAATGCACAGCGTAACAGACACGATCTTATGTATCGTGGACTGAAGGTTCAAAAAGCAATCGCTTAACCTGTACCACCGACTTAGAACTGTCTATGTCAGTAATTAAAGAGATCCCTTGATGGATCTCTTTTTTTGTGGTAATATATAATCTAAAGATATAATCACCTATGAAACTATTCCTAGACTGTTCAGATCCTGATCTTATAGGTCACGCACTAGAGACTGGTCTTGTAGATGGTGTTACCACTAACCCATCTCTGATGAAGAAGTTGGGACAAGATCCAGAAGAAGTTATTAAACGTATTGCAGATATGTTCCCTTGGGATTCATCTATATCTGCTGAGGTTGTTGGTCAGAATGCTGATGAGATGCTAGAGATGGCATCCAAATACATTAGGATCGCACCTAACATTACAGTTAAACTACCTTGCTCACGTGAGGGATTGATTGCCTGTGGTGATCTAACTGCAGATGACATTTCAACCAATGTTACTCTAGTATTTTCTCCTGCACAGGCAATACTTGCTGCTAAGGCAGGTGCTAGTTACATCTCACCCTTCATAGGAAGGGTTGCTGATCAGTATTGGGATGGACTATCTCTTATAAAAGATATTCGTAAAATTTATGATCGTAATGATGTTACAACTCAAATCCTTGCTGCAAGTATTAGGAACCCCATTGATGTACCCAATGCCTTTGGAGTGGGTGCTGACGTATGCACTTTACCGTACGACATATTCAACAAACTATTTGACCATTGTTTAACTACAGCAGGTCTAGATCAGTTTGATAAAGATTGGGCACAACTAATGGAAGAATTACTACCCGAAGATGAGTAAACTTAAAGATTTAATAAGAGAGTATGCGTATAAGAAGGGGGAATATATTCTCTCTTCTGGTATGACTAGTTCACATTATGTTAATTGCAAACCATTGATACTTACATCTGTAGGATTGAATCTGGTATGTGATGAGATGATGTCACACATTAATACCAATTGTGTAGCAGGTCTTACTCTAGGTGCTGACCCATTAGTTTCAGGTCTAGTAGTAAAAGGATTAAGTGGACTGATTATTAGGAAGGAACCTAAAGGACACGGTACTGCATCACAAGTAGAAGGACCATTACCTCCAATAGGAACAACTATAACTGTTGTAGAGGATGTCACCACTACAGGTGAGTCTTCTTTAAAGGCAGTCAAGGTTCTCTGGAACTTAGGTTATCACGTTAATCGAGTTGTTACAATAGTTGACAGAGAGGACATAGCTAAGGATAGATTCTTGCAAGAGGGTATAGAATTGAGAAGTCTATTAACTTTGTCAGAACTATGAAGAGTGACACCCTATTGAGATTGTATATAGCAGTCAAGCAGAAAAAGAAACCCAAGTACACACCCCCTCGTAAGTCACACAACGTGGCTTTATACGGATGAAATGGCAAGTAAAATTCTTGCACGAAGGACAAGAGTATGGTATGGTAGTAGAAACTTCCTTCAAGCATCAAGCTAATGAATTAGCAAAGACAATGGTAAGGAAGATCGATGGTATTGACATCGAACCTATTGGAGAACCTACATTATGGACAGAGAAAGAGTAAAGGAAATTATTAGGCAACTGAAAACCATCACCTTCGAACTTGAATCAGAGGTCTGGTCTGACGTGGATAAATACACACAAGGACCAAACATTATGATCGGTGATGACAACGACGGAGAATACTAATGAAAATCTTAGGATGGAAACCACCGCAAAGACCGCAGTGGGTGAAGGAGATTATGAGAACCCCTGGACCTATAAGGGTTCAACTTTTACTTCTGCTGACATTGACGGCTTCTTCGGTTACGTCTACTGCATTACAAATCTCATCACGGGTCGCAAGTACATCGGAAGAAAGTACTTCATCCAACGTAGAAAGCCTAGAGGTGGGGTCAGGCGTGTTTCGTCTGAGAGTAACTGGAAAAAATACTACGGCAGTTCTCCAGAACTTACAGAAGACGTTAAAGAATTTGGACAACACTCTTTCAGCAGGGAGATCCTATCTCTACATTCCACAAAAGGAAGAGTAAATTTCGAAGAGACAAGACAACTGTTTATAAATAACGTTTTAACAGAGGCAGCTTCCGATGGGAATCCTGCCTTTTATAATAGCAACATCCTAGGTAGGTACTACCGTAAGGATTATTTTAAGGCTTGAAATCGGGATAGGTATAAATACTCTGGTATGCTGACAATAATATAGGTATAATTACCGAACCTTGACAAAGTGTTAGGGAATGCTATATATTATTGTTACGTTTCTTAACAAACGAATGACAACTTCCACCAATTCAGTTGGTAGGTATACTACCACCGAATATGGCAAGCAGAATATATTTGCTGCTGAGCCAGAGATGTCCTACGTAGAAAACTACGAAGGATACTGGGAGAATGCCGAGCAAACTAATGGTCGCCTTGCGATGATTGGATTCTTTGCTTTAGTACATAACTACATCTTATTTGGTGCAGTTATTCCAGGCATCTTCTAAGACTATAGGTCTTTACACCACTAGCATTTGCTAGTCACTTTTAACCCTCAAATCTAAAAAGGAGCAAAACAATGACACCAGAAGCAGAAAAGTTTAACGGTTGGGCAGCAATGATTGGATTCGTTGCAGCATTCGGAGCATACGCAACCACAGGTCAAATCATCCCAGGCATATTCTAAATGGGTGATCTAGCAGTCAACGAAATATCACCCTTCGTTGCTGTCCTCTGGGTTTTATATCCAATGGCAGCACTTGTATTCATTGAGTTGTTACTCCGAGCATTGGGTAATGATGATGACGATGATACATCTGGAGGTAAGGGTGTGCGTGTTACTCAGATGCAACCTGTAACAGTACCATCAGGAGCTTAAAAATGTATCAAGGACTATTTTTGTTAACTGTAATTGCCTATGTTTGGATCCCAAGCATCAGTCAGTTCGCTTACCAATGACATTCAACAGAATAATAATGAGTCCCTATAGGGATCTTATTGAATTTGGTTTTCTAGTTTCAATTGGAATCACTGCTGGTTCTATAGGTCTAGTATAATCAGATACAAAAACCTTCTCTTAACGAGGAGGTTTTTTAATGTTATAATAAATAGCAATGAATTGTTTTAATAATCAATGGCCACTGTAACTTTTAAAGCAACAGATGGTTCGACAGAATCATTTGAGTGTGCTACAGACCAGTACATACTTGATGCTGCTGAAGAAGCAGGTATCGATCACCCTTATTCCTGTAGAGCAGGTGCTTGTAGTACTTGTGCAGGTAAGGTGTTAGAAGGCACAGTTAATCAGGAAGATCAATCCTTCTTAGATGAGGAACAGATGGAAGCAGGTTTCGTACTAACGTGCGTAGCATATCCTCTATCTGATGTCACTATTCTTACTGAACAGGAGGAGCATCTTTACTAATGGATGAACATCACGTAAACGATCTATGGGAAGATATGGATCGTCTCAATTCTCTTTATGAAGAATTAATGTGGGAACACGATGACGAGTTGCAATTTACTATCGAAGGTAATAAGATAGTAATAACAAACAAATCTCTAGAAGAATGAAACGAACTTACAGTTTACAACTTGAAGAGAAACCAGATCACTGGATCACTTTAAGGAAGTATTGTGGACTGTCTGAAACTAAAGCAAACTTCTATATAAATCTTTGCAACTTCGGTAAAGACTACGTTCCCTATTACAAAAATGTGAGGATGATTAATGACTTATAAAATCACAGATGAAATTCTTGACCTACGTAAACGATGTTTACAGGACTGTGTTGATCGCAAAGGGATGCTAGACTATAATGACTATGCCTTTTGTGATTGGGTCATAGATTCAGGAGAATATAAACAACTCAGAGAGGATGAGATCTGTTTCAGGTCTGACCTCGCAAGTTTATACATTAAATGGTATTACAATGCCAGACCAAAATCGCAAACAAACACGGAAAGCAGCGAAGAAAATCATCCGCTTGGCAAAAGAACATCCTGATTGGTATACCAAACAAGATGTTTACTATGCAAAGATGATTAAGAAACAAACTAAAAAATACAAACCTAAAGATGATTGAGTGGTTATTCCTAGCATTTATGTTCACCCTGTTCATTCTCGCATTGAGATTGATGTCACAGGGATGGGATGCTGCACAGCAATTAGGTAGTGGAAAGTTTGTACAGTCAACGACTCAGGTAACACGACCACCTCATCCAGAAATGAAGGATGTACAACCAGGTGATGAGTTAATGGTCGTACAATTTACTCCCGACGAGGAGTTCAAAAGAAAAGTACTGACATCGGATTCTAATTTACAACAGTCCCTTAAGGAACGTATCAATGATCTCAATGATCCGTGGTATGATGACGAGGATGATGACGATGACGGTGACGTTCCAGCACTAATTAAACGCTAATGATTTTTTTATCTTGCCCACCAGTGTATCACTTACCTGGTACTTGGACTAAGTGTAAAACACCTATAGTCAATCACTTAAATTTGACACCTGATCAAGGGTTCATACTATTTTTAGTATTATTTACTCTCACCTTAGTGGGTGTTGGTATATACAGTACCTTTGGTCCTGGTAAAAAGAAACTTAAGGATCCTATTGATGAGCACGCTAAGATGCACGAGTTAGGTATAGCACATCGTCACGACTAAATAAAATTAGTTTCACTTCTTACTATGACAAACTCACAGCCTGATCCTGTAACAGGTCAGAACATTAATATAGATATTGGTAACGCTGCTGACACTTTCACAGTGGATACTAGTAATCTAGATTTAGGTGTTGATCCTGCGTATCAAACTGATCCATTGGCATACGTGCCACCAGTTGATCCACGTCTCAACGAAATCCATCAGCACTTACACGAGATCAATCAGAAAGTTGATCATATATTAGAGCATTTACATCAACCTCTTACTGGTACAGTAACGATTGATTGTCCACCTAAGACCACTGCAGGTCTAGAAGAGTAATGCCCTTACCAGAGATTCCTTATGATGAATGGTTTGATAACAGAATAAACCCATTAGACCTTATGCCAATAGCAACAGACGAACCATTAGACACATCACCATCAGAGATTCAACCACCTGGTGTTGATCAGGAACCTGAAGAAACAATACACGAGAAGATGTATAGGATTGCTACTGATAAGTACAATCCTTTCTCTGTAGGAGGAACAGAACAGTTGGGTGGCGGTTCAGAAACCGTCCACAAGACTTGACAAAGTGCTTAACATTTTGTTACTATAAATATATCGGGTGAGGGTTTCCTCATCTTTTTCATCTTACCCCTAACCAAGACCACGGGGATTCCCGAAAGGGATTAGTCTTTTCATATCTGTTCACTTTAAACGTTCTCTTAATTCAGATGACAACTCTTTCAAGAAAGGAGCAAGGTCTACTGTCAGGATGGAGCGAGTTCTGTGAGTGGGTTACAAGTACAAACAACCGCATATATGTTGGTTGGTTTGGAGTTCTTATGATTCCTTGCTTGTTAGCTGCTGCTACTTGCTTTATCGTGGCATTTATTGCTGCTCCTCCCGTAGATATCGACGGGATCCGTGAACCAGTTGCTGGTTCATTTATGTATGGTAACAACATCATCTCTGGTGCTGTCGTTCCATCCTCTAACGCTATCGGACTACACTTCTACCCTATATGGGAAGCTGCCACAATAGATGAGTGGTTGTATAACGGAGGTCCATATCAGTTAGTAATCTTCCACTTCCTTATTGGAATCTCTGCTTATATGGGTAGACAGTGGGAGTTATCATACCGTTTAGGTATGCGTCCTTGGATCTGTGTAGCATATTCTGCTCCAGTATCTGCTGCATTTGCAGTCTTCTTAGTTTATCCTTTCGGTCAGGGATCTTTCTCTGATGGTATGCCTCTAGGTATATCAGGTACGTTCAACTTTATGTTCGTATTCCAAGCAGAACATAATATCCTGATGCATCCATTCCATATGGCAGGTGTCGCAGGTATGTTCGGAGGAGCACTATTCTCTGCTATGCACGGTTCACTTGTTACCTCTTCTCTAATCAGAGAAACAACTGAGACAGAATCTCAGAACTATGGTTACAAGTTCGGACAAGAAGAAGAAACATACAACATCGTAGCTGCACACGGTTACTTTGGAAGACTTATATTCCAGTATGCTTCATTCAATAACTCAAGAAGTTTACACTTCTTCCTTGCAACATTCCCAGTTGTTTGTGTATGGTTAACCTCTATGGGTATCTGTACAATGGCATTCAACTTGAATGGATTTAACTTCAACCAGTCGGTTGTAGATGCAAATGGAAAAGTTGTTCCTACTTGGGGTGACGTTCTTAACAGAGCAAACTTAGGTATGGAAGTGATGCACGAGCGTAATGCTCATAACTTCCCTCTTGATCTTGCTGCTGCTGAGACATCTGAAGTTGCACTCGTTGCTCCTTCAGTTGGATAATGAAAATTAAACGACTCAAGCACTGTAAGTTATCCCAGATGAAATTCTTCTACTGGGATGAACCATCAGATGATTCGATATATAGAGGGAGTATTACTCCCTCTTTTTTTATGGAAACTTCTAACTTTTATAGCGATGATAGGTTGAGAGAGTCAACTGTTATATGCAATGAATTCTATGGTGAAGGATACAATGTATTATGTGCGGAGTATGATACTCCTCCACCCAAAACTACTAAGCAATACTATGAACGCATTGCTAGTACTGTAACCAAACAATTTTTACACCGACAAGAAGCAGAGAATTTTGCTGAAGACTGGGTACTACGACGATGATTTTAAAACTAATACTTTCAGATGATCCTCTATTACACAAACCAATTAAAAAGTGTAGTTATAATTTGGATCGCAGAGAACTTGCCTCTGAACTAGCAGAGAATATGTTCCATCACAATGGTGTGGGACTCTCTGCTAATCAGATAGGTATAAGTGAACGTGCGTTTGTTATGATGACAGACTTAGAGACACAAGCAACCCTAGTTCTATTCAATCCTAAGATTCTTAAGGAGTCTGTGGTTGAACACGTAATGGAAGAGGGTTGCTTATCATATCCAGGACAGACAGTAAAAGTACAACGTCCTTATGCTGTGACAGTTAAATATGAGGATGTTGATAAGAAGATACATAAGACTAAAATGTCTGGTATAACTGCTCGTATATTTCAGCACGAGTATGATCATATGGAAGGCATCGACTTCACACAACGTGCAAGTTGGAATTCTATTAAACAAAATCTATGAGTAAAATAGACACACAAGGGATGGGTGGTCCCGTTGATCCCAATTATAAACCAAGTGGAAAACCACAAGAACATAAACCTGCGACCATTACACCTCGTAGGTTGTTCACTGAGACTTACGTCAAAGAGTTAAAGATTCTACTGAATGAGGTACTGGATGAACGTGAAGGTAAGATGGACTACGTATCTTACTTTGATACAAAATGTTTCAGTTACTTGGTAGGAGATGAAGAACCTACTTACAAATCTAAGGATGTTGTGCTAGAATCTGAATACAAACCAAGTTACTACCAATAGTATGCACCTAATTTTTATTGGTGTCAGTATCTTATTGATCTGCACCATCATTTGTTATCTGGTACTTTACAATCCACACAACTAATGAGACTAGGATTAATGTGTTCAGGCGAAGGATCAAACTTCGAGAACATAGTACACTCTTGTCCAAATCATCAGGTTGTTCTGATGGTTTACAATAAAAAACATTGCGGTGCTAAGAAGAGAGCAGACAGACTTGACATCCCTTCTGTTCGCATTGCTAGTAAGAATGAGGATGACATCATCAAAATCTTTGATGCATATAATGTTGACCTCATCGTTATGGCAGGGTGGATGAGAGTTGTCAGCAAAAAATTTGTTGAAGCTTTTCCAGGGCGAATAATTAATTTACACCCCTCCCTCCTACCAAAGTACAAAGGATTGCACGCTATAGAGCAAGCAATTCAAGCAGGTGAAGCAGAGACTGGTTGTTCTGTACACTTTGTTACTGAAGAGTTAGACTCTGGACAAGTGATCAAGCAACAGTCAGTACCTATTTTACCTGACGATACTGTAGAGACTGTCACTAGAGCAGTCCAACAATGTGAACACCAACTTTTACCACTCGTTATTAATTCATTATGACTGACGCAACTGTAGCAAAGGATTTAATTGCTCCACCAGAAGTAGAGACACACGGATCTCTATCTGTTGTAGTACCGATGGAAGATATGAAAGATATAATTAACCAACTATGGAAGTCACGCAACACTGAGAAAAGATGTGGAGAGTTGTATAATAAATACAAAGAGCTCACAACTTTTGATGATGATAGTAAGTGATGTTGCTGACATAATTCGTAGTGCAGTTAAGACACTCCCCATTACTAAGATGGGGTGTGACTTTCCTGAGATACATAAGGATGATGTTCACATTATTAATGAGATGTGGCACTGTCCTGGTCTTCGTAAGTTGCACCTAGAGACAGGTTACACTAATAACCTTGAGGTATTACATTGTGTATTGTATCCTGACCCTGCTTACCCTATCCCTATTTTCGGATGCGATATTGTTGCTAATGATAAGACAGTTACTGCTGCAATCGTAGATGTAAGTCCAGTAAGACATATAAATCAGATCGATATTTATCCAGCGGTCGCACGTATTTCTAATCGTTTCCACTTCAAAGAACGTAGAGTGCTTCCACTGTGGAGTGATGAGATATTCTCACCACACTGTAAGTTTATGAGATTGAAAACATATAAAGAGAGGATTGATTATTGTTCACTACTATCACAACTGTTGACTGTATACTGTGGTCTAGTAGAGCAAGTAGACTTAGATACTAACTGGGTTAACACTATGCTCAGGTTAGATGATCAAATCTATTACTGTAAGCAGCAGAAAAAGAATCAGAAAACAATCGCCGTACTATCTAAGTGGTTTGATCCCCTGTGGGCAAGGAATTATATTGATACAATATTATTCGATGAACCTAAGATGTAATAAGGTTAAATAATACTACTAATAAGAATATTTTATGCTCTCTACTCAATACCGTCTACGTTTAGAAGCAATCTGTAAAGACATTGCTTCTGGAGTTGAAGTTCCCTTATCTGATATGATATGGGCAGAGAAATTATCAAAATCAAACACATCAGCGAGAGGTATGTTAAGTAAAGCACGAAGATTATCAGTAGATCCAACAGATTCTTTTCTTAATGAGTTGAACATAGGAGACCCCGATTCAACTCGACACAAAAGGGGTTTCGGATCACCAGAAGATGTGGTAGACTGGTTTCATCAGGAAAGATCTGATGATTGGAGACAACGAGACTAATGCTTGGAATTATTCTGTTAACTTTGTGCTTTCCATTTGTAGCATTAACACTTTACTTTGGAACAAAGGGTGGATACTATGATACAGATAAATATTCAGGTGATGGTTGTGCCCACGACGTAAAACGATGAGAACACAAAACAAAGAGAACCAATACTATTTCTTTTGGTTTCTAGCAATGGTTGCATTCATCGCACCACAAGTTATGACTGCATTTGCATATCATAAACTTGCTGATGTACTTACCGAACCAGTACAAATTGAGATTATAGACCCACCCACAATAAGAATTGGATTATGAAATTAAATGACACTAATGTAATAGAAGTACTTACTGAGATACAACCATACATTGAAGCAGATGGTGGTTTCTTAGAGTATGTTGAGACTGAAGATGGTTACGTCAAGGTCAGACTAGGTGGTGCTTGTGCTACTTGTGCTATGAGTACTATGACTTTGAAGCAAGGTATCGAAAGTAAACTTATGCAGGAGATTCCTGATGTTAAAGGGGTTATTCAAGTACTTTAAAGAAGTTAAAGATACTGCCAAGTATATGTGGCAAGGGTTAGAAGTAACCTTTGATCATATGGGTAGGAGACCTGTAACTATACAGTATCCTTATGAGAAATTAATACCCTCTGAAAGATATAGAGGTCGCATACATTTTGAGTTAGATAAATGTATTGCTTGTGAAGTATGTGTTAGAGTATGTCCTATTAATCTCCCTGTAGTCGATTGGGTGATGAATAAGGAAGCAAAGAAAAAAGAATTAAGAAACTATTCAATTGATTTTGGTGCTTGTATATTCTGTGGTAACTGTGTAGAATATTGCCCAACCAATTGTTTAAGTATGACGGAGGAATATGAACTTTCAGTTTTTGACAGACA